CTGTGACATTTCCTGCACGTTTTTCCCGATCTCGAAATCCACCGCGTCACCGGACTCACAACGCCCGAAATGGATGATGTTTTCAGTCACCCAACATTCGCAATCCCATTTCTTTGCCATCTCAAAACAAGCGTCAAGGATGTTGATGTTATCGTAACTCATCAACTGGGACTTGTTTTCGACTGTGGAATCAATGGAGAAAACAAAATCCTGTCCTTTGTATGTGTAACCAAGAGCTTTCAAATTTCTAAGGACTATACCGGCTTGTACGTCAAGCGGGGCGGTCAGGTTCCAGGACGCTTCCTGTCCGGTCGTCTCCGGGGTATATTTGAAGATTTTGTTTTTCCATTTCCAGTAATAGGCATCAAGTCTTAATTCGTAATCGTAGCCGGCGGTATTGGTGTTGAATGCGGGCTTCTGCAAGTCGCACACCTCGAACAATCCGAAGTTACATTCCACGTATGAGCCAAGTTTGAAATATATGGGATTATCCAAGGAGAACTTTAACATGATGTAATCCTCCTTCATCAGAGTGAACTTACGCTTGCAGCCTTCATTGATCAGAGTTGTAAGCTGGATAGCACCGGATATGTCTTTGATGTCGATTTGTTCCATGTCTTCAAAGTTCGGGGATAAAAAAAAGAGTGCCCAATTTTGAGCACTCACATACACGACAATAAAACCAATGTCGTGAATTAGCTTCTGTTTGCCGGATTTGGCTCGTTAAACTTGGCTGAAATTTTTCCGAAAGTTCGGTCTAAACTCTGTGCGTAAGTGACACTCTTGCCAGTATAAATAAGATGGTAAACCTCGCTACTATTAGCAGGAATCTGAATATCAACCACACCTTTATACAGCTCATCAAAGAAAGCTTTCTTCTTTGCTTGATAATCAGACTGAGAATTACTCTCGATAGTGAACGAAAGAGTTATTTCCCTCTCATCGACTTTAGGATTATTGATTATTACCCGTTTCCCATGTTCAAGTCGGCTTTTGTTCTCAATAAAATCCTTCATGGGAGCGGATGCCCCAATAACATCAAGAAACCCCTCTCCCATTCTCACACCCCATGTTGTATAAGCGTTTTCGCCATTAATTAATAATTCATCCATAGACTATAATTTTGCTGTATTCTTTTTAACTTCTGCTATATCTCTTTGCATCTGTTGAATAGGTTTGACGATTGCCCCTGTATTTTCTGAAATCTGTACCAATTCAAGATAAGATTGTGCTATCAAATCTCGCGTATCATCAGCGATATTCCTTGTTTCCGTATTTATGGAAAGTAGAGCATCTGCTTTTACTGTCAGTAGATTAAGTGATTGAGATTGAATAATATTCTGATTCTTTATCTCTTCTCCTGCAATCTGCAATGCTGTAAACCTACCGCTTAGTTCTCCTGCATCTTCATGTGTCATTTCAGTGCCGAACCCTCTTGATGAAGAAGATTGGGAATAGGACTCCTGTGAAATCTTGTCATATCCGGTTGCGGCAGCAAGCTCGTCACGTAATTTCATGGCTTCGTCAACATACTGCATATATTCATCTTGCAAGGCTTTCCTTTCCTCTTCGGTCAGCTCGTTATCCTCCATGCTGGCACCAAACTTTTTCCACCAATCCTCCAACTTTTCGCTGTATAACTCACCAATCTTATTGGAAAGCATGGCACGCATGAAGTATTCTGATATATCTTCCGATGCTGCCTTCGCATCGTATTTCATATCCATAAGATTGTCAACAAAACTATCATACATAGAATCAAATGACATTCCAGTCAGACCCTCGTAAAGTTCATTCGTCAGTTCTTCCAACGTACCAGCTTGATCAATATAGTCATTCAACTTATCAGTCAGACGGTCACCGTATCCACCTTTGCCGGTATTCTGAATGGTTTCCCACATATCGACTGTCTCACGAAGCATTTTCATTTCTTCTGGGGTAAGATTCCAGATATCACCATTCCAATCACGGCCAATCTTGCCGCTCAGACGGTCTATCTGTTCCTGAGAAAAACCGCCCCAATAGTAATTCCAGCTATGATGAGAACCAGAATAACGTGCTTGTTCCTGCGCTATACGCTTGTAATTATCAATAGTTTCTTTTTGATACTTATAAGCATCCCGGTATGCGGCAACAGACTGCGTTCCCTTGCTTGCCTTCATTTCGTCAGTCAAGTCTTCAATGGCAGTTTGTAACGTTTCGTTACGGTCTGTCAACCTGTTAATGGCTTCTTCGACCTCTTTTTTATTACCGCCAATACCAAACCAAGACCTAAACCCACCGAAAGTTACTGTATTAAGGATATTACCTATACCGTTCTTAATAGAACTGAATATCTGAACAAATATGTCCCCACTAAGAATATTATCCAAAATTCCATCTACTGCGTTAAGAACTGTATCTATGATTGAAGAAACGAGAGAACCTATGCCATCTTTCAATATATCAAGAATAGAAAGTATAGCAGAAATAATTTGTCCTATAACCCCTGCACTTGAAAGTGTTTCTGATATTTTCCCAACGGCACTGCCAATCTTACCTCCGATATTCAATTTTGACAGCCCGTCAAGCATATTTTGAATCCCCTCAAAAGAACCTTTCAGAGTTCCGCTTGCAAAGCCGTGCAATCCGCTTGCCACTGCGTTCAATCCCTCGATGGTATCTTTTGAGGATTTCTTCACACCCTCACCAAGATTTTGCAATTCGTTTGTTGCATCTCTGTAATTTGAATCGGCGGCGGTCACTCCAGACTTGGCAATGTCAACAGCTAATTTTTTCTTCTGAATTTCAGCTTCATTACCATCTTTCACGGCCTTTTCATAATCTTCCTGCGCCTTTTTCAAGTTAGCGTATGCAAGATTTTGTTGCACTTCCGCATCCCTTACCTTTGTCACAGCATTACCGAGTTGAACCATCTGTTCTTGAAGCTGCTTGAAGTTAAGGGTACCATCTCCACCGGGGAGCATTCCTTCAATCATTTCAATGGCATCATAAACAGTCTTCTTGTCGGTTTCATCTGATTCCTTGAATTTGTCAGTCTTTACATATATTTTTAACTCACGTAGAAGATCTTTCATCTGTTCACCAAGCAATCCTGTCAAATCCCCGAAAGCAGCCCCCCAGTCAATTTTCTGCGACAAAGCACTCATATCAACTTGATGAACGGCAGAATCCTTCTGTCTTTCCAAAGACAGTCTTTCGCCTTCGCTCTGTGCATTGCGTATCTTTTCGGCGTATTCTTCGGCTATAGCAAGTTTCTGTTGTTGAAATGTACCATATTCTTTCAGATAGTCACGCATTGCCTCTGCTTCGGCACGGTACACCTCTTCTTCAGCCTTCTTGCGTGATTCAACATTCAGAGCATTTGCTTTATCAATCTCCGTCTGTTGCTCTGCGGTTAGACCATTGGAATTTATGCTCGTGTTTCCAGCTTCCTTATTTACTTTGGCAAGTTCTGCCATCTGCTTTTCAATGGCTTGCTTCTGCGCCTCATGGTCGGCTTTTATTTGTGCAAGCTTCTTTTCTGCTCCGTCCTCCATCAATGAAATTTCATCCTGCTGGTTCTTGCGCTGTATGGAAAGAAGTTCTTCATCCAACTTTTCCTGATTCTCCTTCTGCTTCTTCGCCAGATTTTCCTGTCTGGTCAATGAACTTCCGGTTACTCCTCCCAGCTCCTTGTATGCCTTTTCGGATGTTTCCATCTTATCTTTGGCTTCTTTCACCTGTTTCGATGTAGCCGTCTGATCTTTGATTAATGCTTCATACCCTTTTTTCGCTTTCTCCCATTCGACTTTAGCATTTGCCAAATCTTCTTGATATGTAGTTTCTTGTGTTTCCTGTCTGTTCTCAACTTCCAATTGGGTATTGATTTCTGACAAGACATCTTTTCTTGCGTTTGCCAATTCATTCTTCAGGTCTTCGATACGCTGTGCCTGAACCTTCATTTCGGAACGGTTGTTTTCCCTTTTAGCTAAATTATAAGCCCATTCCGCACTCTTTACCTGTTGTTCCAAAGATTCGACTATAGCCTGTTTTGACTGTGTTCTGGATTTTACGACCTCTTCATTATATGCTTTCCAAAAACCTGTCAAATCTTGTATATGACCTTTCTCATCAACATATTTCCTAAAGAGTGCCGGATATAGTTCCTCAATGTCTTTCAGGGCTTTGAGTTTAGTAGTATCGGCTTCCACCTCGCTATTAATGGTACTAACAAGATCCTCCAAAGTACGTTTCCTTTCTTCCTCGTCCGTGTTGAGTTTTTCTATTTTCTTGTTATATGAATCTAAAGCACGTTCTGCTGACGTTGTATTATCGGATAACGACCACATGGCCGCACCAAGCCCTACAACGGCAGTCGCCAGCAAAACATAAGGACTGGTAAGCATTGCCGCATTGAGAGCCATTTGTGCTTTCCGTGCCAGTACACGGGCATTGGTAAGGGCTATCTCGGCTATCGTGTGTTTGCTCGTTGCGATAGTAGTAAGCATTACAGCAGTACGATATGCGCCATAAGTAACTACTAATCCAGCAAGTATCTTGCCGACTGTTTCGTAGTTTTCAATCAAAGAAGCAGTCATCTGAATGCCGTCCATAATTACACCTTCCGATTTCTCACCTAACTCGTTGAGAACACTATCCATCGCATCCTGCATCATAGAAAGCTGACCGTTTATCTCTTTTGAAGCGTTTTCGGACATCTGATAGAATCGACCACCAGCGGAAGTAGCATCTATAAATGCCTGCTGAACCATTTCTGCGGAAATAGCCCCCTTAGACATCTCATCTTTGAGGGTAGCGATAGACTTACCGGTCTTTTCAGACATGATTTGCAGAGGATTAAATCCTGCATTAATCATCTGATTGAGGTCTTGACCCATAAGTTTACCGGCAGCGGACATCTGAGAGAATGCCAAAGTCATAGAATTAAACTTTTGTGTGTTCCCCATAGAAACATCGCCAATAGCTTGTAGATAACGGGGAACTTTCTCGGCTTCAATGTTGAAACCAAGCATCATCTGCGTGGCTGCTGTTACATCAGAAAATTCAAGCGGAGAAATTTTAGCGAACTCACGAACTTGTGACATGAGGGCATTGGCTTTCTCTTTGTTTCCCAATAAAGTTTCAATAGCAGTGTCAGCAGCCTGGAACTCGCCACGTACACGAATCATTTCAGCACCTAATGCTTTCAGTACTCCAGCACCACCAATAACCGCCAATGCTTTTTTCCAAGAAATAGTGATACCATTATTACTTTCTACGATTTCCTTAGCATTATCATTGTAAAGGGCGTATTCATCCCGGAGTTTCTTTACAGAAAGACGCGCTTCGGCTTGTTGTTGGGTAAGTCCAAATAAAGCCGCCTTTTCCTCATCAAGAGCTTTGCGGGCAGCATTATATTCTTCTAACTTGCTATTTGCTGATAACGGATTCCTTTTCAATGCTATATGATAAGCATCCCCAAGTCGTTTTACATCCGCTTCAATATCCTTAACTACCGCTTTTTGAGCAAGAATCTTCTCTGTGAATCCATTCACGGCCTGGGAAGCATCGAAGATTTTCCTTTTGAATCCCGTTTCCATCTCTGCTCCAGCTTTGGCTGCATTAGTCACCAACTCATCCAATCTTTGATTAGATGCAGCAAGTTGGGCATTCAAAGCCTTGAAAGCAGCAGGAGTCTGCGTGCCATCCATGCTCATTAACTCCTGCTTTAATTTTGCAATTTCATTACGAAGTCTTACAACTTCTTCCCAGTCACTACCTATCTTAAAATATAATTTTGACATATCTATTTCTTTTTCCTACGATTAGCCAATTCCTTACCACTGATTCTATTCACCTTCTGACCACCATATACTGCGCGTAATTTATCCCGTTGCATCATCAGCAGATTCCGATAAGGGATAATCTCAAACACTTCTGTATAACTCAGATGCAGCGTGTCAATCAAATGGGCTATCTGCCCGAAGAACGTTGTGTTTCCTACTGTTTCGGTCTTGCTGCCAGCATCGACACGTTCCTCATCGAGCTGACACACTGAAAAGCCGAAATATCCATCATAGAGAAACAGACTTCCAAGGCATCTTTGACTTCTTCAAAAGTGCCGTTCTCCAATTCTTTGACCAAACTATCATTCCCGCAGATGAAGCATGAAATACCTTTCAGCATATCTTCAGTAGCTTCAGGAAGCTCTTTAATAGCTTCCATGACATTATCTCCAGTCATGCCGATATTGGAAAAATGATGAATGGCACGACAGATAATTTTAATTGTAGGAGGTTTAATGGTATAAACCATCCCTCCTATCTCCACATTCATGAAATCCAGCCCTAACAAAGCATCAGAAACCGTTTTTGCTGCTTGATTCATATTCTTAAACTAAAAGGGGGAATGGTATATATCCATCCCCCGGTTATCACTCTTGTGCTTTTACCAATGTTATCTCTTTTTTAAGAGTGGTATCAACTTCAGAAGGAGTGGTTTTAATATCTCCTGACTGAGTGACGTACCCCACTTTCGACACTTCATAGTGAACGGTAGCCCCAGCATTCACCTGCTTTGACTTGACCGTTGCACCGTCCAGCTTTACGGTCGCATCGGAAGGAGTAGGTACAATGGTTACTGTAGTTCATGCCTGCAAAGCTTTAATCTGCCCTTCTTCATAGTTATACTCAGAAGAAACACCTTCGATTCCCGGTTCCTGCACCAAGCCTTTTACAGCGATTGCAATTGCCTTATCCGTATTGGCTTCACGGGAAACAATACGGCATTTTGGGAAGATGAACCAGACATCATCATCGGTCAGACAGAACAATGCTTTGTTGATAATAACTTTATCCAAAGCACGCTTCCAACCTACATCTTTAGATGTTGCCTGAATAACATCGCCACCCATGAACGCTTTCTTGGTCTTCCAGTCATATTGTCCGATAGAGAAAGCGGGCGATACTTCTCCCGGCACATCATCGTAACGGTAATTCTTTCCCGTTAATTGGTTCTTGTACCCAGTGACGGAGGCTTCCGTTTCCTCAATCTGCCACGTTTCCCCGTGTACATTCAAAACCTCATCTTTCGCTTTGATAGCGGCTTGAATCAAAGTCTTTGCGATTTCGGGGGTAATGTCTGCCGTTACCTTATCAATATCGGCAAACAAGATTCTTTTTATTCCTACTGCTGAAATCATAATCTTATAGTTTTACATTTATTACTTCAAATAAAATTCTCACATTCACGTAATGGCATTTCAAAGCTGCATCCGCTTCCGCGCCAATTGATTCGATAGAGTAACGATAGGTTGTACCGTCATAGGTGCTTACTACATCATCAAGCAGCTTGTCAGCCTTTCTTTCAAGTTCGTTAAGCCGGATTGTGTTCGCTTCATTCTCGCTTAAATTGGGTACACATAGATTCACTTCTGCAAAAGATTTCTTCCAATACTTTCCCGGCTGTTGTTTCTTCGTGTGGATGACAATCCTTTCGGACTTCAATTCACCCGTCAGCGTTTCACCATCAGGCACTATATCTATTCCGAAAGCCTTGCAGTCCCGATAGAGAATGTTTCCTATGTCGGTAGTTACTATCATTCCACAATCTCCCAATCTTCTGCAAATACATCACTGATAGACGGAACCCATGAATCAGCGCGTCCGGTATTCTCGTTGTAGATAAGACACTGGCTTGTATAGTCAATAAATCCCTTACCTTTCAGAATAAGGTCTTTTGCCGATTGCGGAAGAGATTGCATCTTTGGAATAATGTCGCTATCTATATGAGCTGGAACCTGTTTGAATACCATTAATCCTTTCCCGTTCCATCCACTTCTACGAATTGGATAACCTGCTTTGAGAGCCATAATAGCCATGCCAAAATTCATCTTTCGTACTTTTGCGCCATCAGATCCTTGCATACGCTGTATGCGAGTATCAAGAAGCCGAATATAGTCGAACATAGTATAGCACTGCATTTCCAGTAAACACTTGTTGTATATATCATTAACGACTTCATCCATTTTCCCTGAATCTATGAAAATGGCCAACTTTACATATCTTCCATTGAGTTCTTCGGCTTCTATCTGCATACGGTCAACTGGTGTTTCGGCAATATTATACGCCTTTTCAAACGTATCTTTAGGACTCCAGCTTTCATATCCATCTTCATAACGGACATGATAACCCTCATCATCAAAATTTTCCGTTGACGGTTTTTCTCTAAGAAGATGTTTTCCCCACGCATCACCTCTTGTCATAGGTTCTGCTTCAATCTGTTTTGTTCCAATGTACTTTTTCATTTTTCAAATTCTTCTTTTAATCGTTTCTCCGCAAATAAAGCAGCACTACTCAAAACATCATACCCTTTAGATTCTACGAATGATGCGTATTCCGCTTCGTTTTTCAATGTCAAACCGTCTTTATTGACATCGTAATCATTGGACGTTCTCAAAGTGAGTGTATGGTCTTGATAATCCCCATGTTCCTCTGCGTACTTCACGGCTTCATCGCCTACATCAATCATCTTCTTTTCGACCTCCCATTCTCCTTCATCGAAAAAGGAGTCGACATCTGAGAAATCGAAATCTACATCCATAATTCCGAGTAGTTAAAGTAGTTTGTACTCTTTACCGTGTAGACTTCGCCTTGACCTCTTACGCCATCACCATCCATGCAACGTACTTCATCACCAGCCTTGACAGTAATTCTTTTCTCACATACTACATGATAATTCGGACGATACACAGAGCCGTTATCAGATGAAAACTCTTTGGTAGTGTTATCATCACAACGGCACTTGCATACCTTCTGCCAGTATTCACCACCTGTTCCGGGAATAGGTCTGCCAAACTCATCCTTGTCCATCGGGGTGATAACTTTTACCTGCAATATGTGTGGGGCGAATATCATAAGAAAGTCACTTTAGGTTTGTTACCCAGTTCGTCTTTCAAACCGTACTGTTTACACAGAAATGAATAGTAATCCTTAATGCCTTGAATGTTCCAAGACATAGAAAAACCGCTTTCGCTGATGGAAGTGGCACGAAGCAATAGAGAGGGGATGAACTTCGCAATTGCCACCGACACCCGTGTTTGGCAATCCTCGTTCATCTCACCCCCTCCGCTTATCTTTGCGTTCAGACATATATCGAAAAGGTCAGCCTCCGACAAGTTAACGCTGAAGGTCTGAAACTTCTGTAATATATAATCGTTTACTGTCATGCGTTCATCTCACTCAAATCGAAGTTCACAATCAGGTTCGGGTTCGCAATCTGCGGAATCCATTCGGCTGTGTATTCCAGATAGCGACCATTGCCGTCCTTGTAACCTGAAATCAGCATATCGCCATCTGCCTGAGTGTAATTACGTCCCGGTACACCATCCACAGCTTCATAAGGAGTGTGGAAGCGCATATAACCGATTTTATCCTGCGGAAGCAGGGAAATACGACCATCTGCATAAATGGGGATATTCTTACCTGTTTGGTCTACCACATAATCTTCCTTGATTTCAATAGCCGGAAGTCCGATACCTGTAAAAATGGTAGAAGCCAGTTGCGAGGTGATAAGCCCGGTAGACATATACATTTCATTGCCTGTAAGCTGCATTTTGAACTTATCTCCAAATTCACTTGAACCGATAATATTCTTGATGAATGTGCCACGGCTCATAATCATCTTGGGGAATGTGCCGTAAATAGATTTCAGCTCATTCAGTTTCTGCTGCAAGTAAGTGACGAAATAGTCTTTATCCTCTGTGTCCGGCTTGATAAACTTAAACGGCAAGTCGATGTTCAATAAGTCAATTCCTCCGGCATTGTCGTCCTTGTTCTTCACGCTTGCTGCTCCAGTCATCAACAGAGAGCCTACGATAATGTCCATACGCTTGTGCGGTGCCAGCAATACCTGACGGTAATCGTCATAGATGAAGTCCACGATGTCACGCATGGCTGCTTTCTGGTCTTCCGGTTTGGCGGCATTATACTTATCTATCAAGTCCTGCAAGTCAGACAAACGGTCGATTGAGATTTGATAGCGGTCACCCAAATAGGCAATCTCACCATATCCGGAACCGATATTCCTGCGTTCACGGATAGGCTTTTCGCCATAACGGGAGTTGATGGAACCAGCCATCACGCCAGTAACCTGACCGATGTAGTCTTTAAATACACGAGTAGTAGTCCTACGGAAGCCCAAATACTGCTGCCAATAAATTGTGTCCTTTCTTGTCTTGAGGACACGCTGAATCACTGCATTTACAATGTTCGGGTCATTAAACAATGTATGAATAGTTAGCATCATATATTAGTCCTCCTTTCTTTATTTTGCCATTATACCTGCGTTTTTCAACGCTGTCAATAATCCGTTAAAGTTTTCTACCGACACCGTACCAGATGCATCATTCACTTTGGCTGCCTGCTTTACACCTCCAAAAGCAGAAGTCGTAGCTGCTGTTAAAGTATACTTGTTAGCTTGTGCTGCAACCCCATCCAATTTGGCTTTATCTTCCTTACTCATCAAACCGTCCTGACTAGAAGAAGCCTTAGGAATAGATACGGCTTCTTTTTCTTGTTTGACATCCAAAGCGTTAAACTGGAAGTGCGGCATATTCGCCTTGTCAATATCTGCGAAAGGCATTACCAGCTTGGTCGGTTCGATTTCAAACGCACGCATCAAAAGGGAAACCAATACTATGCCATCCTCTACCTGCTTCCTTTCATACAGAGCTGAATTTGCGATAACTTTGGGCGTTGTACCGTCTGCGGCTGTCGCTTCGTAAAGAACTGTTCCAGCTTCTAGATTTTCTCCAAAGTCTGCCGCTAACGTCAGCTTATCAAAAGCTTTGTCAGCCTTGTCAATAGCGTTGATTGTCGCTCCATGCGCACCGTTACCCAAGTGCATACCTTTGTAAGCCAAAGAACGTTTCTTGATTTTCAATGTGGTATTGGAGCCTGTTGTAAACTTCTCATATACTTCCACACGGATAGCCACTTGGGATGTTTTCTTCACCAAGTCAGCTGCAATCGGTGTGAATGAGGGCAAGTACGAGCCGACAACGAGGTTGGTTGTGTCCAACTTGTACGGACCTCTGCGTCTGCGTCCGGTTTCTACGTCGTAGCGTTCTTCCTGCTCAACTTCCGGTTCAAGATTATACTTAAATCCTGCTGCCATAAAATCACTGTTTTTGTTGTTCTACAATTTCTTTAGTGTCGTCTGCAATCATTTTCGCAAACGACTGAGTCTCATTCTCCAGTTCTTTTTTTGCTGTATCTGGAGGAACTACACCCTTAAAGCCGTCATTCGCAAACTCCTGCTTCAAGTCCTTGAAGTATGCGTCCAAGTCCTCATCGTCCTTAATGGCGCATCGTTTGGCGTAGTTTTCGGGAATACCATACTCCTTTGCCTTTGCCAAAATCTGCTGGCTACGTGTTGCTTGAGCCTTTTCCGTTTCTAACTGTGTTAGCTTATCAGAAAGGTTCTTGTTGGAGTCAATTAAAGCTTGCGCCCATGCAGGCACATCGTCTTTATTCTCTTCCGTTTTGGTGGTTGTGGTAGTCTCGATTGGCTTACCGTCTTTAAGGTTATGCTTCTTCTCGTAGTTGGAAACTGCGGTCTTGGAAGCATCCCCGGCACGGAAATCACCATAGGAATTAAGCACGTCCGAAAAACTGATACCCTCAACAATAGAGTTTACCTTTGTCTCGTCCGTTATACCCTCTGCCTTTTTGGTGGCAATACGGGTAAGAATAGCAGTGTCCACCCCAGTAAACTTGGTTTGGAGGCCCGCTAAGATTTGTTCTAAAATTGTCATACTGTATGAATTAAAATTTGAGATTCAATTTGCAGAAGTAAAAATACCGCCAATACAGATGATTAGTAAATATTTAAGCTTCCGATTCACGACAATGAGTTGATTGTCGTGAATACGGTATAAAAGTAAGGAGGAAACAATTAAAGGGGAAATAATTAGGTTGTATAGCATTCACTAAGAAAAGGTTGTGAAGAAATCAATTTAAAATTCTATTTTTGCTGTAAAATGTGCGACAAGAAGTCGTACAAGTAATTGTTCAGCATGATGTCTGAACCTGTTGTTCCGTCAATAGTAGCCTAAAGAGGCGTGCTTTACGAGCAATTGTTTGGTGCGAAGCCCTCTTGACAAGATGGTTCTATGCAGAAATATCCAAAGTATAGGCTGTTAGGCTGACCGATATGAGTAACGGATGTGAACCGCTGCACCATCGTAACAAAAAAAATAGCTTACGGATATTTACAAGCTATAGCCAAAATGGCGGGCAGTCAGGATAGTCCTCTGTTTTTCAGGACTACACGGATGTGGTACTGCCGGTGGATAGGCGGACTCTAAGTCGGTCGTCAGTTACTTGTACGGAACTTGGTAAGCCCGTATATCTCCTGCCTATATATAGCAGGTAAGCCAATCGCAAGAGAAGCCGAACGGGATGCGGGTAAAGGATTGTGGAGAAAGCGAACGCTTCCGTGTAATGCGGAGGATAGAGGTTTGAACGTCACCTCATGCGAAAGCAGGCAGACTTCCGCAGGGTAATTCTTTGTGAAACGATTGTAGAACTTTAATGAAATGAAGAAACGGCAAAGGAGCGAGGCGAAAGCCGAGTGTGCATCTTCAGCCAAGCGCAACACGGGATGGAAAGATATAGATTTTACCAAATGTGAACGCAAGGTCAGAAAGCTGCAAGTCCGAATAGCAAAGGCTCAGAAAGAAAAGAGGTACAACAAGGTGAAAGCCTTGCAGCACCTCCTTGTCACTTCATTCGAAGCCAAGGCATTGGCGGTAAGGAAAGTGACCTCCAATAAAGGTAAACGCACGACAGGGGTTGACCGCATAAAGTGGGACACCGATGCTAGGAAAATAGAAGCTATACGTTCTTTGACACGGAGAGGATATAAAGCCCTCCCATTGAAAAGGGTCAACATACCCAAGGCGAACGGCAAGACAAGACCGCTGGGAATACCGACCATGAAGGACAGAGCCATGCAGGCACTGTATCTTATGGCTTTGGAACCCATAACGGAAAGTGAAGCGGATGCGAACTCATATGGATTCAGAAAGTTCAGGAGTACGGCAGATGCAATAGATGCACTCCACAGATGGCTAAGCAGGGACTGCTCTCCCGAATGGATTTTAGAAGGAGACATAAAAGGATGCTTCGACCATATCAGCCATGAATGGCTTCTCGATAACGTACGAATCGACAGACAGATACTAAGAAAATGGCTGAAAAGTGGAGTTGTATTCAACAGACTGATTCAACCGACTCTAGAAGGCACACCGCAGGGTGGTATCATTTCACCGACGCTTGCCAATGCAACTCTTGACGGCATGGAAAGGATGCTCAAAGAGAAGTACAAAGCAAGCTATGTCAATGGAAAATTGTACTGCCCCAAGGTCAATCTCGTAAGATATGCGGATGATTTCATTGTCACTGCCGACAAAAGGAAGGTATTACTTGAAATAAAGGAAATGTTGACAGCCTTTCTAAAGGAAAGAGGACTTACCCTATCCGAAGAAAAGACACTGATAACACATATCAGCGACGGATTTGACTTTTTAGGCTTCAATGTTCGGAAGTACAACGGAACATTGTTAATCAAGCCGTCAAGGAAAAGTCAGAAACGTTTCACTGACAAGCTGCATGAGGTTGTGCTGACCAAAGGCAAGGCACTATCCCAGCAGAAACTGATGGAAAGACTCAATCCAATAATAAGAGGATGGGGAAACTACTACAGCCATGTGGTATCAAAGGAGGTGTTCTGCCGATGTGACCATATCTTAATAAATCAACTGAAAAGATGGTCATATCGCAGACATACCAACAAGTCAAGGGAATGGATAAGGAAGAAGTATTTTATCCATGATGGTGGCAGAAATTGGATTTTCGGCTTTGAATATGTATGTGGAGGAATAAAAGATAGATTCACACTACATAAACTGGCCGATATTCCAATCAAGCGACACATAAAGATAAAGTGCGAAGCCAATCCGTTTGACCCATTATGGGATGAATACTTCGAAAGACGGAAACTCAAGAGTGCCCGTCAGCGTGCGTAAAGAAAACTTTGTCGGAAACAAGTCATCACTAGATGATTATGAGCCGATTTAATTTTGTGAGAATTAAATTTAGAATTATCGGAGCTGTATGCGGTGAAAGTCGCACGTACAGTTCTTAATGGGGAAAGCGGCAGCAATGCCGCCGACCTACAAAACAAAGTAACAGTATGGACTATATAAATAAAGGAACTTGTATTTTTTGTGGTAAAGATGTAACTCAAACGACATTTAAAGAGAAGCCACATACTATGCCAAAAAGTTTAGGTAGCATAAATATTGGTGTTGATATTTGCGATGAATGCAATCACTATTTCGGTCAACCTGACGACTTTGTGTTTCCTAAACTTTGTATAGAAGTTTGTGTTAAAGAAATATTTGGACTACCAAAAGCCTTGCTTAACAGAAAAGATAATTCAGAAAGATTAAAGTCAATATATTTCGAATATTGGAAGTCAAAAAGAAAAATAGTTCTCAAATCACATTTTAAGTTTAATGATAGATTTCTAACAACATTTGCAAGACAATTCAAGAGAGGAATATATGAAATGTTCCTTCAAGAATATCATAAAATAACAGGTAATGGATTAGACAATCGATTTAATCAAATTAGGAGATTTGCACGTTATAATATTGGAGATATTCCTTTGTATTATTTAGTCAATAATGGAGTTTACTTAATAGAAGAAAAATTTTCATCTCCTAAGTTTTCCTTTTCCGATTCACAATTTAATGATATAGAAACTTATGGATTTTATACATTAATATTGTATGGACAATGGTTCTTTTTAGAAGTTACCCCAAGAGCTGAACTATCTCGTGAAATTTATTTAAAAATGCAATGTGAAAAAATAAATGTTGGCGGATTTGTATATAGAGATTTAATTGAAATAAAAAGAATTACGGATATAGATTTTAGCTTAAGAAGCTTGTTTGGAGGTAAGTTATTTTAGGCGTGAAACCGAATGAATCACGCCTAAAATATATCACATCAAAAACTTATACTTATACACCTAACACTATATTAGCATCAATATTTAGCTTCCGGCTTATCTCACGAGCAACTTTTAAAGTAGGTTCACATTTACCGGATATATAATCACTTAGCCGTGATGGGCTGACACCAACCAACTTTGCAAGTGATTTTTGATTAAGCCCCATTTCGTACATACGAAGTTTAAGAACATCCACAAGTGTTGGTTCTCCCAATGCAAAATGTTCTTCGGAATAATCAGCAACCAAATTAGAAAGAAGCTCCAATTCTATGCTATTTGGGTCATTCAAAGGAGTATCATCTTTCACTAATGGAAGAAGTTCCTCTACTCTTTTCACCGCCCATTCATATTGGGCTTGATTTTCTATCTTTGTCATAATCCTAAATATTAGCGCAATCTATTTTATCATATTCTTTATGAGTACCAATAAAGCGAATATACACAAACTGAATAGTGAATTTAATCACTACTACCAAACGATAGTTATTGCCTTTGATATTGAAAACATAGTGTTGATTACCTACACTATCAACGCTATTAAACGTTTTCTTAATATCGGCAAAACAGGTCCACTTGCTTCTTTTCACAATGGTAGTCCATTCTTGCAAAGCGACCTTTGAATCGGGATGGTTCTCTGCATATTCTTTTAATGCTTGTTCGGTAAATATTCTCATTGGTTACTCAATTATCGTGTGACAAAAATACATATATAATTCTATAATTCAAAATTATATTCTAATATTTACAATTTAAAGAGCAAAAAAATAGCGGCAACTCCAAAGAGTCACCACTAACTATCCTATTTTCCCTATCAAAAAATTATAAATCCCGTAATTTTTCTGACTAAGAGGCGTTTTTCTGTCCCTTATTTCCGATTTGCTCATTCTTTGCCACCTGTTCCTCTTTGATTTCCTTCAGCTCTTCATCAATGCGATCCGCGTTCCCAGCAAACATAATGCCCTCACGTCTTGACCATACACCACCACTAACAGCGGAGACAGCCGTAGTAACCTTATCATTCAAATCATCAATCATATATGGAACCAGTTCTGTTTCTATGTCAATGGTCTGCGATGCCTTGCTAAACTCGGTTGGATTGATAGAGCCTAAAGCGGAAACAATGAAATTTACTCTTCGCTGCAAGAACTCACCGATAACCTCACCGTGATTTTCTACCGCCATATGTGCACCCATGAACATAAAACGGAAAGCGGTTCCTGATGCTTTGCCTACCCCCTTCAACGTCTCAAAGGATATTCTTGGAGTGTTTGACATATCATAAGCCATATTAGTGAGTGTTTCTGCTTCAAATTTTACGGTATCTGGCACCTGATTCCACGTCAGATATTGAGCATCCGCACCTTCACCCGTAAGTTTGACCATTCTGTCCTTAACCTTACCCATGAAACCCTCTACATCTCCAATTAGCTTCAGCAGTGGGAAGAAATGATAGTCTATACAATCAGCATAATTAGATAGCAATTTCTCTAATCGGACCCGAAAAGTCTTTATCTTCTTGCAGTAAGGTTCAGGACGATAAGCATAGAGAACCGGTAGTTTTGGGAATCCATGAGCAAAAGGCGTTCTTTCTTCATACCCTTTAGACAAATCCCATTGATAAACCATTTTGTCCGTGATAGTCATAAAGCAGATGACCTCCGAATCATCCATGAGCTTCTTCTTGTACTCACGTGAGAAAGCAATCATTTTACCTTCGTCGTTAAAGAACGGGTATAGCTTATCACCTCTGAATGGAGACCATAACACGCTTTTCAGTTTCTTGGTGGGCTTGACCTTGCCACCGAACGTAGTCTTAACTTTCTTCCAGAACTTCGCCCAAAACGAATCATCATCGGTAACATACCAATATTCTGCCGCTTCTTGTTCGGAGAGCCAGGCACGGACAATCTTCTTGTTTTGGTATTTGATTTTGTTGGATTTAAATACAGCCTTTACCGCATCCAGCAGCTTCTTTTCATCATCATCAGTCGGAGTGCAATCCATAGACGGTTCTGTGCCGACTGTAAAAGCAGTTTGGATGTTCACTATATCTTGTTCCAATGGAATAGAAATACGGTTCACCGGTTCAGTCTTATACTTTGCTTCGATTTCATAAGTCTTACCAGTTTTTTCATCGAAGTGCTTCTCTGCTTCTTTTTCAAGAACCTTTCTGTCCGGATACTTCTTTTTGTCAACCATGATTTCATGTCGTTCCGGATTCCAATCATCCCAAAGTTTGCAACGGTCGGGAAGTTCAGTCTTCCTACCTTTCTTCAGGTAGTTTATCTTCTGCCCGATGTCAGGCAATGCTAATATTTCTTCTAAATTCAATGGCATAGTTTATATTTTTAATGTGTGAATATTCCTGTTAAATCTTTCGGTTTCTGAATCTTACCAAGAAGCTCACCCAATACATAGTAACGTACAGCATCTATTCCGTGATTGTCATGGTCTTCCGGTTCGTTGATATAGTTCCCGTCCTTATCCTTTGCCCAAACATACTTTCTGAACTCGCTTTGCAAGTTGTACGAGCGTTTGGTTATATAAATCTCCATATCTTTCATTTTGTCAATTCCGGCATTGATAGAGCCTGCACCTTTCTCTACGGCATATATCTTGATTCCTCCGTTGTGTATCTCTTGAATCAATCGAGGGTCAGCACTGTCAGCTATGACTTTCAATCCCCACGGGCGAAGAGTCTTGATGATGTCAGAAGAAAGCAATCCAGTACGGTAATCCACTTCATCCAAGTAAAGGGCGTTATCAACGATACCACAACGAATGGAAGCAGACGGGTCATGCGTATAACCGAAGTCTTGCCCGAAAGCAATTTTCTTTGCCCAAGCCGGGAACTCGTCAACAATTCCCCACTTCTTGAACACAGCACCTTCTGCAACGTCAGCCCACCGGCCGATAACCACATGAGCATACTTTTCAGGATTACTCACCTTCATATCTTCCACCTCTTTCAGGAACTCAGGAGAAAGGTTATCCAAGTTATCAAAATACGTAGTATGGATATGGAGCACATTCGGATGAGTGGAAATCTGAACCTGCACACCGTCAATCTCTACCAGCTTGTGAGTTTTCTCAATGTATTTCTTGTAGATGAAGTGATTGGAATCGCATGGGTTCATTATAATGATAATCCGGTTCTGAATACCCTTCTTGCGAATGGAGAGCATTATCTTGTCGAACTCATCTTCGCTTGTCCACTCTTCCGCTTCATCGCAGACGAAAGTCGTAATGCCTTGAATGGATTTCAGTTTTGCTGTCTGGTTCCCGGAAGAAGTCTTGATACCCCGGAACATGATACGGCTCTTAGTCATCTTATTGACTATGTCCGTCTTTGTGGTCTTGAAATATTTCGTGGTACCGTCCAAATCTATCTTCTCCATCATTTCGGGGATGATAGACATACCGGCAGAAACCATCGTGTAACGGGTGTAAAGAATCTGATGAACTATTTTCTCTACGGGAGTCATTTCAAAAGTCAACCGCTCAATAAAGGTAGAAGCATTGAAAGACTTTCCCGAACCACGCCCACCGGTAATAAGAATTATAAATTTTTCCTTATCCTTGTATAATGGATGGTAAATTTCTTGAGGTACTATCATTTCAGCTTGTCTTTAATCCAAGAATCAATGTTGATGCCATGCTCTATGTCTGTTGGAATATCAGCGTCTTCATCTTGTTTGCGCTCAATCTTTCTCCAATCTTCATCATGGTGGTACAGCCAAACGGACATTGCTTGCAAATTAGGAGCCAACTCGCTTTCGCTTACTTGTAATTCATCTTCGCCCGTCAAATTCCCTTCTGAATCACGGAGCTTTCTTACCACGGTGCTTTTGGTTTTTATGCCACCGAGAGCCATTGCAAGGAATTTAGCCCTTACAGTGGCATTGATTGTCGCGCGCCCACGCGCTAAGACTTCGGATATTTCGGTGTACTCACTTTTCTTTTCGCAGAATGTTTGAGGCAAAATCCCTATGGCATAAGCAATTTCCTTGTCAGTGAATCCCTTTTTGGCATACGATTCCACGAGAGAAAGAAATTCCTCGCTTGTATAATCAAACTTAGGCTTTCTTCCTCCTTTACCTTTTCTATTTTGAGATTCACTATTGCTCATATTACTTCTTTAATTTTCCACATTTCTCACATTGTTCATACCTGAACTCAGAGAACATCACACTACCTTTCCAAACATAATGATGAACACAAAACAGGTTTTGCTTTAGAACATTCCTTATCCAAAGTATAAAATCGCCAATCATAATTTTAACCGTTATTGTTACCCATATATACACGGCGAGAAATTGGCTTGTTTCCATAGACATCAAC